CTCTCGCACCCATCTCCTGCTTCATCAAGGATACGACCAATGACCAACGCCATTTTCAACCCACACAACAAGCCCGTCGAAACTCTGCCCATCATCTATGGGTTCAATAACGGCGGCAGTCACGTCTGGTGGCACGCGCAACTCATCGCCGAAGACGGAACGGGACTTGGTGGCCACATCTGCAGCCATGAAGGGTTCATGCCCCAAGACCTCGGCGTTTTGGAGGGATCTCGCCCAGATCGGCACGAGGGTTTCCGTGATCATTATCCCGACGGATACCGGATGGAGTTCGTTGGATACAGCGACGTTCGTTCCCACGCTGCCCTGAACGCAGCCTTCGCGAAGAACGAAGAGAAAGCGGCGGCGGCCAAGAAGGCGGAAGATCCCGATGCAGCCGCGGAACAGGCGCGCAGCGAAGTGGAGCCTGTGCCATGACCCTCCGCTCCCTCCTGCTCCTCGGCTCTGCATCCTGCCTTGCTGCCGTGATGCTGGTGACGACGTTCTCCCCGAGGGCACGAGCTGCGGCGGACGACAGGTCACCGCCTACGCATCAGTTGTGGATCTGCGTCACCACCGTCTCCTGCAAGCCTGTCGGCAAGCCCAAGGGGGAAACAGCATGCCTTCTGGATGCGGCAGCCGAGGCGAACGTACTGCCCAAGGGATCAAGGGTCACCTGTCACAGGATTAAATAGGAGAATCGAGATGAGCATGCATTGCGTGATCTGTAAGAAGGGCCCTACCACGACGCCCAGCGTTACCCTTTTTCGCATCAACGCCAAAGGGCAGCCGGGCCTGTGGGCGTGCGGCAAGCACCTGAAGCAGACGGACGCGCCACCGCTCGATCCCGACCTCGCCGAACTAACACGCATTCTAGAGCGCCGTTAATGGCGGCCTGAGTTACCTGTCACAGGATTAAGTGAGGAGAGGGATATGGAAGACAATGGTGTAGCCGCAGGGGCGGCTCCTTTGGAGGATGCCGCAGAAGCGCTTCCTGCATCCGACGCTCACGATCTGGAATGGGCGATTAACCGCCTATACCTGATCGAAGCAGACCTCCGGCAAGAGAATACGGCGACGACTCGCAACGACGCCAAGGCCATCATCATGGTTCTGCGGAAGATTCGCAGTGACACCATTGTGCTGGAAGCTTTCGACCGCGCCGCAGCGGCCCGTTCCTCCTCCCGCCGCACTGAGACGGGGGAGTAAAGATGGCGACCTCACCGCTCGGACGCATGCTCGAAGACCGATGCACTCGCTGCGACATGACGCTTCGGAGCGCCCTGTTCGCGGCGGCCATGATCGACTTCGGCGCCATCAGCAGCATAAACCCGCATCAGTGCGATCTGCCGGACGGGACGATGGCAGATCACGACTTCCAACCCGCCGCCATCGCTAAGGCGACCACCCCATGACCGCCCGCCCTATTATGGAGGAGCGGGATGAGGCTTGGCTGGCCACGTTGAGGGCCATCCCCGGCTATCCGTGGTTGCCATGTCCGCTCTGCAACAATGGAGAGGGTTGCGTGCACCCGGCCCCACAGCGCGCGCGAGCGGCAGTCCCGGGTCTTCAACTTCCAATCTACATCGGCGGCGAGGGCAATTACCGCACCGACTGTCCCAAAAAGAAGGCCACCCCATGACCCGCCCTATGTCGGAGGCCGTCGAGGCCGCGCGGCGGATTGTGGCGTGGGACGACGCCGGCAGACTCGCGGATGACGAATGGCTCGTCGAACGGAACGAATCGGCGATCATTGCAATCGCCCGCGCCCTTCTCTCCACCTCCACCGCACTGCGGGAGATGAGAGAGAAGGTCATTCCATTCGACGCAACGGACCTCGCGCAACTCCAGCAGGTTCGGGAAGAGCTGCGAAACCGCTGGCGAGCTTCGGCATGGAAGCTCCTGTGCCGGGTTCTCGATGATCTGGAATCCCGCGCCGCCATCGAGAAGGCGACCAAGCCATGAGCGACCATCAAGCCGCGCTCCGTCGCGCCATGACCGAGAGCCTCAACTGGAGAGAGCCGGGCGCAAGCATCACGCCGCCCGTTCCCATCAACCGCAGGTGGAGCCTCAAGCGGCTGATCCGCTGGCTCGCGCGATGACGCGCTACGCACCCACCGAATTTTGCAACGGGCCTCATGCCCATTTTCAGGAGAGAGCAATGGCTACCATCGAGACGACCGAAACCGCAAAGGATGCCGTCCGCAAGGACTTCAACCCGAGCGGCAATCCCGACGTGGCCGAGATCAAGGCGATTACGGCCTCGCTGATTTCCAAGATGGAGGGCATTCGCGACCGTGACGGCGGCAAGGCTGGTCGCGAAGCCGCCGTGGCTATCACGAACATCCAGACCGCGTCCATGTGGTGCGTGCTGGCGGCCACTAAGGGCCTCTAACTCGACCCACCAACGGCTCCGCGCTCGCGATGGGTGCAGAGCTGCCTGCGGCTGACCAGCATCTAACAGGAGAATGACATGCCTCCGCCGATTTACGTCCGGCTCAGTCACATGAGCCGCGACGAGGACGAAGTACCGGACGAGGAATTCGACTGGTCAGACGACGAGCCCATCAACCCCGACGAACAGGAGAACTGACATGGCTTTGAAGATCACCAAGGCATCCGACCCGCTCACCGTGGACCGCCTCAACATGGTCATCTACGGGCCGCCTGGCATCAGCAAGACCTCCGTCGCTTTCACGGCCGACGCCCCGCTCTTGCTCGACTTCGACAACGGCAGCCATCGAGCGGTGAACCGCAAGGACGCCGTGCGCGTGTCCGACTGGTCCGACGTGGCGAGCATCACCGCCGACGACCTCGCGCCGTTCAAGACGGTCATCATGGACACCGCCGGGCGGGCGCTAGACGCCCTCACCGTCGACATCATCCGCGCCAATCCGAAGCACGGGCGCGGAGGCGCTCTGACCCTGCAGGGCTACGGTGAGCTGCGCGCGCGCTTCGTCGCCTTCCTTAAGCTCCTGAACAGCTTTGGCAAGGACGTGGTGCTGATCGCCCACATGGACGAGCAACGCAGTGGCGACGAGGTGATCGAGCGCCTTGATGTGCAGGGCGGTTCCAAGAACGAAATCTACAAGGCAGCCGATGCCATGGGCCGCCTCGTCTTGGCGGACAACAAGCGCTGGCTGCGTTTCTCTCCGACCGATGCCGCGTTCGGCAAAAACCCCGGACAGTTGGAGCCCCTACAGGTTCCGCACTTCACCGCCCCGGAATTCAGCGGATTTCTCGGCTGGGTCATCCAGACGACCAAGGATCGCCTTAACGCGCTGAGCGAGGAGCAGAAGGCGGCATTGGCCGAACAGCAGTGGTTCGGGGAGAACCTTCCCTTCGTGAACGATGCGGACGGCATCAATGGGCTGATCCCCCGCGCCAGCACCGGCGGTCAGGCGTGCAAGGCGATGGTCGCAGCCCGCGCCAAGGAGCTCGGGCTGGTGTGGAGCAAGCCCAAGAGCGCCTTCGTTGAGAGCGTGAAAACGAAGGAAGCGGCGTAATGCTCGCGCGCGTCTCCAATATCGAGGCGTTCCGCCAGTGGCGCGAGAGGGAGGATCAGACCGTCGAGGATCTGGTACGGTTCATCACGGTCGATGAGCCGTCAGAGGCCATGCAAGCCGGGACCGCATTTCACAAGGCGCTAGAACTCGCCCCGGACGGCGAGCATGCCGTCCTGAAGGCCAATGGCTACACCTTTGAACTCTCACCGGGCATCGTCGAAATGCCCACGATCCGGGAATTGCGGGCATACCGTCAGTATGGCGGGCTCACTGTAACAGGGCAGGTGGACGGCCTGCACGGGCTGGTGGTGGTCGATCACAAGACGACCGCCCGATGCGACCCGGAACGCTACCTCGCGGGGTGCCAGTGGAAGTTCTATCTCGACATCTTCGGGGCGAACGTCTTCCGATGGAACATCTTCGAGGTTCGTGAGCTTGAGCCGCAGGTCTATTCGGTCGGGCCGCCCCAGGTTCTGACCGCCTATCGCTATCCCGAGATGCACGTTTATTGCGAGCGGCTTGCGGGCGAGTATCTGGACTTTGCCAAACAATTCTTACGGGAAGCGGCATGACCTCCTCCCGGGCGTCCTTCTCTGGGCGCTCGGGCAGGCAACCTCTGACGAGGAACTGGACGCATGGTGGCGACAGCACAAACCCCTGATTGCGGATCTGAGCGAGGCGGACCGCGAGCGGCTGGTGGGGTACCTCGAGGGCCCCGGCCGCCACTACTGGCTGGAGCACCGGCTCGAGACCTCCAAGGACGGCCTCGCGCATCCGCAGGCCCTCGGCGACGCCCGCGAGCGTAGCCGGTTTGCCGGCCACCATCTTGGGCAAATGTCCCCAGGCATGGGCGTGAACCAGCCCGATCACCGCGATCTTCATGGGTTCCTGCGCCTTGGCCGATCCCATCAGAAGCGCGCCTAGCGCGGCCACTGCCAACAGTTGTCTATTCATGTTGGTTCAGCCCG